TAACAGTAAATGATGGTGGTACTGCATCAGAGACATTCAAAGTTTCTCTCGCAAGCGGTACATTCGTTGAAGACTTTATTAATGTTGGATTAACTAATGCCAAGTCTGAGTTCATTAAGGGTTACTTGGTTAGTGGTGCTGCATACGCCGATATGACCGCTACCGAAGTAACATCAGTTGGATTCGGTCAATTTGCTGGATTGATGACTACACTAGGTTTAAATGCTGCAACACCAGTTTACTATGGTGGATTCGTATTCCCATCTGGAACACCAACAGTTCAAGGCTCTGGTCTTACTACAATTAATTCCAGCAACTCAAGATTTGGTAAGTTTATAGATGGAACCTTCTCCATGGTAAATGGTACTAATGGAACAGGGACTGATGCCGAAAACACTACCGCCATAATTGGTAGTCCGACAGAAACTCCTAAGTCCGGTATCTATGCTTTAGATTATGACGATTTAAACATATCAATTGCCTTGGTCCCCGGAAAGAATAATCAAACTGTTCAAAACGCTTTGATTACTCTAGCTGAATCAAGCCAAAACTTTATATCTCTAGTTTCTCCTCCTTACGGTGCTATTAACACTGCACAAGAGGCACTTGATTGGACCAACGGTAGATCTGAGACTAGAACCGCTGCAATCAATAGTAGCTATGCTGCTGTTCACTGGCCGTGGGTAAAAGTGTTCAGCGTGTTTGATGGTGTAGATCGTTGGTACGATCCATCCATATTCGCTGCAAGACAAATGTGCTACACTGATGGTGTATCAGATCCTTGGGTAGCACCTGCTGGTTTCCGTAGAGGTAGACTAACAAAGCCTACGGAAGTAGAAGTTAGCTTGAACCAAGGAGACAGAGATTCCTTGTACAGCGGTGGTAATGTTGTAAACCCAATAGTTAGTTTCCCCCAAGCAGGTATTACAATCTTTGGACAGAGAACTGCACAAAGAATACCTACTGCCTTGGATAGAATCAATGTTCGTAGATTAATGATCTACTTGCGTAAGGCAATCTTAAACAGCACCCAATCTTTCGTATTCGAACCAAACGATGCGTTCACTTGGGAAGCTATTAGAGATACACTCAATCCTTTGCTAGAAGATATAAGATCTAGAAGAGGTATCATAAATTACTCAGTCGTATGTGACGAAACTACCAATACTCCAGTTAGAGTAGATAGAAACGAACTTTGGTGCAAGGTTATAATACAACCTACCAAGGCCGCAGAAGTCGTAGTCTTCGAACTCAATGTAACTAATCAATCAGCTAAGATAGGAGCTTGATATAAATCATGGCAAAACCACAACCATACTTCATTCAAAATAGAGGGATAGCAGAAAAAAATAAACTTCCTACTCTATCAACAAACCTAGACTCTGTAAGAGTTTATCAGTGGGAAGTTCACTTTCAAGGGCTTCCCATTATAGGTGATCCTCAAGCAGGAAAAACCCTAACCTTGGCTGCAAAACAAGTTACTCAGATAGGACATAGCGTAGAAGATATTGAGGTACACAGATTTAATGAAAAAGTCTACTACCCCGGTAAGGCTTCTGCTGAAGAGGTTCGGATTACTTTTGACAACTTGTATCAACCAGAGATGGCTGACATTCTCTACAACTGGTTCCAAGGAACTTACAATCCTGTAGATGGCCGCACAGGAACGACTAGAACAACAGCAGGCGACCCCACAAGATTGAAGGGTACTGCGGTCGTTCTTCAGTTGGATGGAAAAGGAAATGTTGTGGGCGGTACAAAGATGTACGGAGTTTATCCTAAGGCTTGGAAGCTCGCAGAATTTAACTACGCTACAGCTAACGAGTTCCATACTATAGAAATGACACTACGGTATGATTTCGCAGTTCAGTACGGATCATCAGATATAAACATCCATTACTGATAGCTTATGGCTAGAGTCCCATATTTCATTAATCGAAACAAGGAATCTCCGGAAGAATCTGGTTTTGAGTATGATAGCACTCGAATGTTATCACTGTCTCAAAATTTAGATTCATTAAGAGCATACGGTTGGCAAGTAGAGTTTTATGGATTCTATACAGACACTATATTAGGAAGAATTCCTAAAATATCTTTAGCAGTAAAATCATTTGATTTGCCAGAGATAGCTGCTAAAGTAACTCAAATGTCCATGTGTGGTTATAGTGGGCAAGTAATAACTAATCATGTGGATAAAACTTTTAAAGTTGTAATGCAGCAACTATTAGTTGACAATTTATTAAAAGTTTTAAAAGATAAAAATTTACTAATGTCATTAGGTGATTCTAGGCATGCGAATGTTACAAAAGTTACTAGCCCACCAACAGGTTCAGCGGGTCCTCCAACCATAAAAACTGAACCTATAGCACAATCTACTTTTGGATTAAAGTTATGCAGATATGACACCAATGGTAGATTTCATCATGCTTATGCATTTACAGATTGCAGAATAGTTGGGTTCAAGCAATCAAATTTAAGCTATAATACAACTAATGAGATGTCTGAAATAGAATTTTCAATTGTATTTGATGAAATGATTTTATGCGACGAGACAGAATTTGATAAATCACCTAATGAATTAAAAAAAATAGTTAATAAATGAACTATTGAAAAAAATAAAAGGACCCACTCAGATAAGACTGGGTGGGTTTTTAAATATATGAATTACTTACAAGAACTATTAGATGCTTATTATTTGATGCGAGACAATGATTTGCTAATGGAGCAAAGCGCAGATAGTGAAGAAGTGCGCCAACAGGCATTAGCTGCCTACGAACAAGCTGTTTCTACTGCGGCAGGAATGAGTAATGAACCTGTGGCTACTACAGGTGCTGATGGCAAACAAACCGTTGCATTACCTAAAGAAACAATAGGAAAACTTGTAGTATATAAATCTGAGGCTGGAGTTCCTACTTTTGCTCCTAAAGACAAAAACGATGCAGAAACAAAGTTTTTCTTTAATGGAAGATCTAAAACCATACAAACAATAGATAGCCAACCAGACCCCGAAGCAATCAAAGTCTACATAGGTAAGTTATTGATGGGGCAACAAGCACAAACACCAGACCAAGGGCCTGTACAACAAGCAAAATCAGAACAAGATAAATCTAAATCAAGAGCACAAGAAATAGATCAAGCTGCATTAGAGCAACGCTTACAAATAGCAGCACAGTTACGGCAAGAGAAATTTAAATCCGAGCATGATGAAAGAATTTTTAATTCAATTTCAGAAGCCACTCAAAATTCTATGGATGTATTTGGCTCTTCAAAATTTAAACAAACATGGTTAGGTATTATTGAACAAAAAATAGAAGATGCTAATAATACTGAAGATCCACAGTTACGAAATTTATTATTACAAGATGCTCAAAACTTACAAAATTTAATAGATGAATATTCTCAGTTAGGGAATAAAGATATTGTAGATTTGTTAGCTGGGGTTACTGACGAAGGCCCTTTTAGAAAAGTATCAATATTAACAAAATTAGGTCACCCTAAATATTATATCTCAATTCAAAGAACAAGTGCAGGAGTATTAATTAAAACATTAGCGGATAATAGTGATAAACGAACTGTTGCATTTGAAAATCATGCAAGAGAATCCGCAGCGCAAGCTATAAGAGCATTGAGTTCTGCTACAAAAAAATTAGCGGCTGGGGAAGGAATTGATATTGATGATTCACAATATTTACAAAATTTACAGTTTGATGAATTTGGAAAAAACCTTAGAATAATCCCAAATAGTTTTTCTCAAGAAGGTTTAATTTTAGGTGACTTACAAGACAATCACCCACTTGTAATGTTAGCTAAAACATATAATGAATTAATTGATAAAGAACCTGATTCAACAAAAAAAGAAGAATATCAAAAATTAAAATGTCAATTTAAAGGCTCATTATCTAGATTAACTGCTGGGGAAGGAAAAGCGGATAGTCAATTATATGTCCAAATTGGAAATTTTGCAGAAAAAGTTTCTACTGTAACCATTCCCTTGTTTAATCAATTACGAGCGGCAGGAACAGAGGAAGAAAAACAACAAATTTTTTCTGATATGTACAGAAGAGTTTTATTAATACGAGATGAATTTAATTCAGAAATTTTATCGGATGTAACAAAAACTTTATTAAGCCAAGGACTAGGCTCTGTTGCAATATCAGAAGAGGCTTCGAAATATGTGTCTGACTTAAAAGAGTTTGCTGTAAAACATAGTAAAGGTAGAGATGAAGATGCAGTAACCACTTTGATTAGTCATATAGTTGAAACTGGATTAAGATTATCCGCAATGACATACCAACAAAGAAGATTACCTCTTGATGGTTTTGTTGTTGGAGGAAAGGCAACAGTAAGTAATAAAAAACCAGATGTCATTGAGTTATATGAATCAGTCGAAGAGGCAAGAGCTTCTTTAATTAGAGAAGGTATACCTGAGTCTCAAGTAGATTCAATTTTATTATCTAAGCAAAAAGTAGAGCAGTATTATGTACCTACTGGCTTGAGAAATAAAAAAGCTGCTGTAGCAATTCCAGTTGGATTAAAAACAGTGATGGGTTTAAAAGATGGTGTGAAATTTGGAACCACTATGATTACAGCATATTTAGAAAAAGCAAAAAACGCATCTAAGTATTCTAAAGCACTGAATGATCAATTTACTGCTATGTCTAAGTTATTAGATAAGTATGTATATTCTAGCCCAGATCAGGAAGGGCCAGACAAAAAAAAGTACAAACTAAGCCAATCATCAATAACTAATTTGCGCGACGGATTATCGAAACAACTAGATTCAATTAATATAGAATCTGTTTTAGGAAAAAACCCAACAGAAAAACAATTAAAAATATACAAAGAATTAAGAGATAGGATTGCTAGTGCTGAAACTGTTGAGGATATGAACCAATTAGTGCAAAGCATGAGACATCAATTAACTGTAGATAATTTAAAAGGAATGTACAACAAAGGTCCAGAGGGCAAAAAAAATGCTACTCAAGAATTATTAAATATGATGAAATACTCAACATCATCTACAGATTTTGGTATGATATCACAAATACAAACTTTTGGAGAAAGAAAACCTAGGTCTATTTGCATTAGCCATAATCACATGCTTGATTTTTATATTGATCAAATAACAAACAACTCTTCTGAATATGATTTTGAAGTAGGTGAAACTGGGGGATTTTCTTTCTACAAATACGAAGTTATGGTAGATAAGAACGGCGTAAAAAAAAGAGTAAAAGATAAAAAGGGAAGATACAAAAAAGTTAAAATGGGGAAAGTATATGTGAAAAGGCAAGAATCTTCATCACAGATACAAACTTATTTTGGAGAAGAAGGGTTGCAGACATATATGTCTAAGAATCCTGATGCCATGGCAAGTAATAGTGTAGTCCAAGGTAAAAAATCTGCTGCCAATGATTCTACCCTACTACTAGTTAACTTCTTGAAGGGGCAGAAGGAATTACTAGAGCAGTTACTTTCCAGAGTTTAATACTTACTAACTAACCAGAATATATGTTCTTTATTGTATAGATCTAGTAGTTCTTTTAGTTTAAGTATTAAGTATTCATTATTTAAAACTATATGATAGCTTAGGTTACTTAAAAAAGGTGCATGAAATTTTTTACTAGGTATTATACACAAGATATCTTTTCTGTCTTGTTGAAAAATTACCATAGGAATCTTAGAGCATTTCTTAGCATCTCTATCTGCTTGCTGAAGAGCCTCTCGTATTAAAGATTTGTTTGTAAAAGTTGATCCTATGTTTTCGCTATTATAACCCTTCTTGCACTCTAATACAAAGCAAAAGTTTTGAGGCGTAATAAGATCCCCATAGATCTGAAGATGTGCTGGTAGGTTGTGCGTGGTGGCAAATGCACCCGACCCCGGCGTAGGAGCAAAATCTGTAGTAGCAAAATGCTCGTTCAGCATCTGAGCTATCTTTCGTTGGAAAGTATTACCCTTGTTCTTACTGTTCAAACGCTTCTTTTTGTTTTTAACTAGCTTGCTCAAATCGTAATCATCTTCCATAAA